TTGTCGTACTTTACCACCATTGACATCTTCCCAAGGACAAAACAAATCATCTCGTTTATAATAGATACCTTCGTATTCTTCTACAGGAGTCAACATATCAAAGCTCTTACCTCATCATTAGCCTCAACATCTATAACCAAATGAGTTCTCATATCTGTACCACCATTGATAGCCCGGTGTGGTTTTCTAACATCTATATACCAACACTCACCAACTTTCATATGTTCTTCTACTACTTTTGCATTCCAATCCCATTGATTAAATATCACATCATCATTAGTCACAATAGGAAAGTGAAATCGCATTAGTTTATAATCATTTACTCCTGCATCTGGATCTACTTGATCTGTGTGTCTCTGTAACTCACCACCACCTGGCGACAAATTCATAAACCGAATACGGTGAGGTTTGCCTGGTAACCATCTCAATATATCTTCTACTTCAGGAAATATCTTACGGAGTTCGGTGTCTTGTAACTTAAACTCCTTATCTTCATTTTCTTTCTTCCACTTTTTACTCATCTCTGCTGGCTTGGTAATAAAACTCCACTCAGGTGAATACCCTCGGAGAGATATTGCACTCCACGACTTATCTTTATTATAGTTAGAATAGTGATTAGTAAATTCATAGTTCATTATATTTAATCGTTGAGCAAGTATATCACATATATTGGATACGTCAGGTAGAGTTGTTTTTATTAATACTAATTTCTCTGCTGGCAACATCATATTCTGTTCTTTGAATTCTCTCATATCACCAAGGAATGATGGTTGGTCTTTAAAGTAGACACCTTGAATATCTCCGAAGGTGTTTATTTTAATACCCAACTTTCTATACCCAGCTTGTTTGGCTACAAACTTATCACAATAATGTTCTTCATTCAAATATAGAAAAGTATCTTCATCATATAATTTTAATGTTTCTACTATAGCTTCCGGTTGATTAAAGGCTATTCGGTCAACAACCCTATCACCCTTCTCTATTGTAGCAATAGGTATATCATATGCTGAATACATATTGATTTTAGATTTAGCCTTGAGTACTCTACTTTGTATAGCCCATTCATAACCATATTGATATTGGGTTACATCAATTGCCGCAGCTATCTTATTCTTTTTCATCTCCAAAAACGGAGACAAACACCGCTTGTTATAACCTTTCCAAGTTTCCTCTAACTTGAGAAGTTCATCTAACTCTATTCCTTTCTGCCAATCTTTCATATCACCCACCTTCAATAGGAGGCATAATAACTACTTCATCATCTTCAGCTATCGGTTGAAACCATGCATCAGAATACATCGTACCATTAATAGCCACATTGCAATTATCCCATCCTCCATGAGTTTCCATAATTACATTGGGATAAGCACTATCTAAAGCTTTAAGTAACTGCTTGATATTAGTTGGCCCGTTTATCTCAACTTCTCTTTTGCCTGTTAAGGTCGCAAAATCGCCTGTTAATTTTACTTTCAACTCTGAAAGGCCTTTAAATCTCTCGCCAGCTGCCCAGGGAACCCAACCCAAGAGTCTATCAATTCTTTTTGCAATTGTTCATGCATCCATTTTTGAGTTGATTGATTTATCTTTCCTTCACCCCAATGAACAATTGTTTTAGAAACAATCTCCTTATATATTTTTCTTACTTCCCAAAATCTTTCGTAAGTACCAACATTGGTTCTACGAATCCAGTTATCCATTTCATCAGGATCATTTACATTAGGAGCTTCCAAATGACAATCAGGACAAAGGAGCCGGTAATTAGAAGGAGTATCTTCCCCACCTAAAGCGTCAGGTATTACATGGCACTTTTCCGTATATCTTTCATAGCCACATCTCCAACAATGTGTATCCATTTCTGAAGCATCTACACCATAATAAAGCTCACAAATATTGGTCATAGCCCATTCAACAATTTGTTTTTTAGTAACTTTCATTTTTCAAATATAAAAATCGGTTCGTACTTAGGTGAACCTGTTTGTGATGATAGTTGTAAATACCAAGTATCAATATGTTTATAGTGAATCTGTTTTGCTATGCGGACAGTTTCTTCTTCAAAATTCTTTATGCGTCTGGTATTCGCAACATTCAATGCCAATATACCACCAGCCTTCAAACCATAATGACACTTATCAATTGTGTGCCATAAGAATCCATCTATCCAATCTTGTACTTCTGGATATTTTTTAAATGATTGTGTTTCTTCCTCTGAATACTTTTCCCAATCAAAATAAGGTGGAGATGTAAAACATAAATCTATGCTATTCTTCTCCGGCCAAAATTCTTCGCTGCCTATTTGGTGTAATTCTATCGTTCTGTTTTTACTTCCCCACTCATCCCTTATAACTTCTAATCCTTTAAAGGTTTCTGTACAAGGATCTGTACCAATATAATTTACATCAGCAGCAATCGAACCTAATAGTCTACCACCATACCCACAACTCATGTCCCATGTTGTGCCGGCCTTACCACCAAACAGAGGAGTTGCTTTCTCTAAAAATTTATCATAGATTGTTGCTGCAGCAGTAGGTCTAAAATTTGAAACTGCTTGTGTACCAGAATATCTACGGAGTAACGATCTCATATCTGAGGCAGTTATATTATGATGTTCTTTCTGATCCCAGAAAGTTCCAGTCAAAAGTTTTTTAATACCAAGTTTAAAATGCTTCTCATCATTCCAAATTTCTACAGGAGTTTTCATTGTACCACACTTGATACCCCAATGATGTGGCATATAACTCCATGCCAGAGCCAACCCATGAGGACTAGCTCCTATAGCTTTATTTTTTGGCTTGAGTAATGTTGACCTACCAAATTTAAGTAGTTTTGTAAACTCTTTCTTTCGCCAATTATAATCAGTAGGATAATGTGGAAAGCCTTTTTCTTTCCAATCATCATACACATCATCTATTAACTTATCTGTTATTTGAATTGGCATTCTGTCATTATCTCGGTCAAGCACGCCAACAAATTTACTTCAGGATCCGCCACAAATGCAGAATAGTATTGATACTTACCTAACACTAATACGGCTGCAGGAATACTTGAAGGCTCCATAAACTCATATAATTTTTCATATATTTTTCTGAATACTTTAACTGGATCATTATCTATATTATCAACAACCCATTTACGAACCTTACTGAACTCTTTATTTTTTAAATGCGTCATCAACTCTTTCATGTTGACTTCAGCAATATTTACTAGAACACCAGAATCAATTGTACCACTAACACTGTATCTCTGTAACTCATTCAACACTCTCCGCCAATCAGGAAAATGTTTCATAATCAATTCAGCTACTACTGGTTCTTCAAAGCCTATGCCTTCTGATTTTAAAATATCTTCCACTCTTGTCATAAACTGAGAAGCAAGAATAGCTTTGTTCCCATTAATCTTAAACTCTATTACAGCACAACGAGAATGTAATGGCTCTATAATTCTATTCTTAAAATTACAGGTAAAAATAAACCGGCAGTTTTTATGGAATTCTTCTATGAACCCACGCAATGCCGGTTGTGTTGATTGTGGATTTAAATAATCAGCTTCATCAAGAATGACTACCTTTCTACCACCCTGTAATGATACAGTTGATGCAAATGTTTTAATTTTGTTTCTTAATACATCTATACCAGATTCTTCTGAACCATTAATCAGAATATAATCTGCATGAAGTTCCTCACACACGGCTCTCGCCACTGTAGTTTTTCCAACACCTGAACCACCAGCCAAAAGGAGATTGGGTATCTCCTTTTGTCCAATAAATTCTAAAAATGTATTTTTGATTGATTCAGGAAGAATACAATCAGTGATTTTTCTTGGGCGGTATTTCTCCACCCACAGGAATGTTTCCCTCGTCATAATATTGTTTTACTCCACACCAAGGACAAAACCATTTACGATTTTCTACCCCATAAAAATTTTCCATAGCAATACTCCACCACCCATGACATTCATCACAACTAAAGTGATAGAGGATTTCTATGCTCATAACCTTCCATATTTATATACTCAACTTCTAATTCAAGCTTTTCTATAATATCTTCTATAGAAATGCCTAATTTAAGCAACGCACCAATCAAATCTATAGTCATAAATTAATCACTGGGTTGTTCTAAAGCAATCCAATAAACAACTTTTTTATTAACAGCTTTCCAACAAGAAACTAGCGCTTCTGTTGAAACTGTTACAGAATAATCATCTGGCATAATTTTTAAATTTTCAATTTTAAAATCAAATTGAAATGCACCTTCAGTACTTCCAGTATTATCAAAACTCTCTTGAAACATATTAGATGTACTATTCTTTTTATCAGTAACTGTCATTGTAACACCCTGTGATGTTCCTGTAAAAATAATATCAGGCAATTGCATTACCGCAGACGCCTTTTGAACCTTTGTCATAGAAGCTTTTGTTACTGCAAACTCTACATCGGTTTCAGGTTCATTAAAATTATCTGGCGGCGTTACTAAAATAGACGGATCTGAATAAAAATATGAAATCTTTGTTGACCCACCATTAACTGTTAAATAACTGTCATGATTAAATTCTAATTCTGGATCTTGTGCTAATGTCAACACCCCCAAAAACTCCGACAGATCATATATACCAAATTCTCTTGGCATTATTTCATTAACATTAACTTCTGCTAAAATATTTTTCATTGTTGACATGGTGCGAAGCTGACTTCCTTTCTTCACCAAAAGATTTTGATTAATGTTTGAAAAATTCTTCAATACATCAATCGTTTCATTACTTAACTTCATTTTCACTCTCCGTATCATTTATATGTAACATGATTATTCCATAATGTAAAATTTTCATAAGGTCGGCACGATTCTTACCACCCTTACGTCCATATCGTTGGGCATACTTTAAAATATTGCCCATGCAAAAGCCTTCACCATGGCCACATTCTTCTATGAATTCCATAGCCTGATGTTTATTTTTTGAGTAATGGCTTGCATATGTTGCTTCAATGTATTCCCGCAACTCCGGTAAAGTTTTATCTTCACTAAACCTATAAGGTGGGTCTGGGATTTTTACGACTTTCATAATATAATTATCTCACAATTCTAATCAAATGTCAAGAGTAAATGGGGCGGCATTGCAC